GATGGTGGTTTGGATTGTTTGGGTTGGAAAGAATATGGTGAGATGCATTATCAGCAGATCATGGGTTGGCGTACTGTTCGTCGTACTTTTGAATCCCCTGAAGTTCAATATGCTATGAGGGATATGATTATTCCTGAAGAAGGGCCATTAAGTATCCGTCATTTAGAGTTAACTCCGATGCAGGAGAAGGCGTATAAGCAGATGAAGGATTATCTTATTCTTTCTTTGAAGGATTGGGATGGTGTGACTATTGCGCAGAATCATTTGGATATGTTTATTAAGTTGCGTCAGATTTCTAATGGTATGCCTGTTACTACTGAGGATATGAAGGTTGTTGGTTTAGATGTTCCTTCTAATAAAGCTACGGCATGTAAGGAAATTATTGATGATGCTGATTGTAATGTTGTTGTTTTTGCTGAGCATTCTAAGGTAGCTGGGATGCTTTATAGATATCTTGATGACAAGCTTGAAGATTCTACTGTAAGGATTATTACTGGTGACACTAGACAACCTACTAGGTTGGCTTATATCTGTGAGTTTCAAGCTGATTCTTCTAATAAGCAAGTTCTTGTATGTACTACTGGTACGATGTCTGAATCAGTGTCCCTTACTAATGCAGGTCTTCTTATCTTTGCTCAGGAACCTGCGTCGATGCAGCAATTTATCCAGTGTCGTGGTCGTGTCCGTAGGATAGGTTCTAATGTGGTAGTTCCTGTTATTTCTTTACGTTCTAGGGGCACTGTTGAGGATAAGTTAGCTGGAAAAATGAGTTTGAAATTAGATTTCCTTCGGGAGTATTTGTTGCAAATGAAAGGAGACAAATGTCTATAGCAGAAGAAGAACATGTGAAGTTAATTCCTGTTCCTGATTATGAAACTTGGTTAAAGATGGGTATTCAAAAGGGGTATTGCAGCGATCAATACTGCTCTAATCATCTCTATCATGCCCCTGAAGATCAAGAAATATTCCATCAACTTTTAGAAGAGTATAAAGCTAGGGATTTTTGTTGGCCTGTAGTTCGTTTGCACACACTCCCAGAAGACGATTAAAATAGAGTGTGCCTAAGATTCTTTATTACGATATTGAAACGGCCCCGAATCTTTCTTATGTGTGGGGACAATACGATCAAAACGTTATTCAACATGAGAGAGAATGGTACATGTTGTGTTTTGGCTATAGGTGGGAGCATCAGAAATATACCAAAGTTTGTTCACTCGTAGACTTTCCTGAAGCTTATGAGAAAGATCCTGAGAATGATTATCATGTGGTTAAGAAAGTATGGGAGCTTCTTAATGAAGCTGATATTGTTATTGCCCATAACGGTGATAAGTTTGACATGCGCAAGTGCAATGCTCGTTTTATATATCATGGGCTTGGCCCTATATCACCTGTCAAATCTATTGACACCTTGAAAGTTGCTAGAAAGTATTTCTATTTTAATGCCAACCATTTAAATAATTTGGGTCAGCATTTAGGGCTGGGCAAGAAGGAACAAACTGGTGGTTTTTCTACGTGGGCTGGCTGTATGCGTGGCGATGTAAAAGCTTGGCGTAGAATGATTAAGTATTGCAAGCAAGATGTGGTTCTTCTAAGGGATGTTTATCTTGCATTGCGTCCTTGGATGGACAATCATCCTAACCTTAATCTCTACACAAAGAAGCATGCTTGTCCTACTTGTGGTTCTCACAACTTGCAACGTCGTGGCAGACGAGTAACTAAAACTAGTGTGTGGCAGTCATGGCAATGTTCAGATTGTCGAAGCTATAGCAGAACTAGGTTGGCTAATAAAGATTTTAAACCAGATATCGTTCCCTAAAAAGAAAAAAAAGGGGAGTTAAAAAAAGGAGAAGAAATGGATATAGATGGTGTTGAAATGCGTACTACAGATTTCTGTCATAATCAACGTCTTTTAATAGGCATTTACGTTAAGAAAATTTGTCATAATGAGATGCTTGGTGAATATAAATGGCAGTATTGCCACATGTGGGACGACACAGGAGAAACCAACGTCAAGATAGTCACAGGTGGTAGTAGATTTTATGACAATTATGATGATTGCATTCTTGCTATGAACGATTATGTAAAGGAAATGATTGCTGATGGTGCATGAGTTTGGATATTGCCCTGCATGTGGTGGTGAAATGAATCACCCATTTGTGGCGTTAAGTAGAAGAGATAATAAGACAAGCGTGTGTTCTGAATGTGGACAGCGTGAAGCTTGGGAAGATTTGGAAAAATATGTCCTCAATAAAAAATGAATTAAGTGTATCTGCTACTGGGTTAGTTGCGTATAGTAGTTGTGCTCGTAAGTTTAATTGGCAGCGTGAAGAGCGTTGGGAATATGATGGGCCTAAGAAGGCTAATGCTATGTGTTTGGGTTCATTAGTTCATTTCCTTATTGAAACTGGCTTACCCATTTTTGTGGAGCCATTAAAATCTTCTAGACCTCATGTGGATCCTGCTACTGCGACATATCTCGCTAGTAAAGAGATCGATTCTTGGATAGCTGGGTATACAGACAATGAACACGTTCAGACGGAGATATACACAGACATCGTTCCGTATGCTAAGTTTATGGCTTCGCAAACTTTTAATTGGTTTGAACAAGAAAAATTTTTTAATCGCTATGAGATAGTGTCAATGGAGGAAGACTTTGCATTCCATATTAACAACGTTGGCGTGTTGCGGTGTCGTCCTGATCTTGTTGTACGTGATCGGGTCACTGACACGTTAGGTATTGTTGATTACAAGACTGGTACGTCTATCGATCAAGCTCCGATGAATGCTGATTGGCAGATGCGTGCTATGGCTGTTGTCTTAGATACTTACCAAGGGCTTTCAGTTGCTTGGGGCGGTCATCTTCGTATCAAAAAGATCAAGTCCACAAGGGGTAAACCTCCTTACGTTCAGCTTAATGAGATGAGGTTCGACGAAGCAAGAATCCAACATGCTAAGGATGAAATTATTTCTTTGATGACACGTATAGAATACGATGTGTTACACTTGCCTTCACCTACTTGGACTTGTGCCTCAATGTGCAGCTTTTATGATGCATGTGAGGCTAAGAGTGCTCTCCAAGATTGGGAATATGTAATGTCAATTGACCACAAGAAAGGAACAGATGAGTAGTTCGACTTACAGTGTTTGGATTAAAGACGGTCTTGAAGCTAACGATTATTATTTGACACTAGATGAAGCTAAGGCTTTGCAATATGAATTAAAAGTACTGGGTTATGAATCTAAAATAAGAAAGGAACTTAATGAGTGACTTAAAAGTTTACTTACACATACATGGGGTCTTCGGATCAGGTAAGACAGCCTTCGGGTTGACTGGTCCAAGCCCTAGATTAATAGCTGATGTTGAGGGCGCTGCTTTCAAATCAAAATTCGGAGGCAGTAAACAGCTTTGGAAAGATTGGGACCAATCAGAGGCCCCATTGGATACTGTTGTTTATCCGATTAAAACTGAGGATGATGTTAAGTTCATCATTGATTATTTAAAGACAGAAGATCATCCTTTTAATACATTTACGTTAGATAGTTTAACGTTGTACCAAACTAAACTTAAACGTGAATTGCAGCAACCTAATCAGGCTTTTAATCCTGATGCTGAGTTTACTTTTCATGCTTGGAATCGTGTGCTTAATCATATGCTTATGCAATGCGAGGATCTGCTTTCATTAGTAGAACCTAACGCAAAGAGGCCTATTAATGTTTGCCTGATATCTGCTACTGATAGGGAAGCTCATTACATGCGCCCTCTATTAGAAGGACAGATTAGAAAACGGTTACCTGGCCTTGTTGATATTCATGGCTATATGAAAATGCAAAGGGATAAAGAAGGAGAGCTTCGTACTCTGTTACACTTTGAACCTACTGATTTAATAGATGCAAAATGTAGGCTTTGGCAAGTTGCAGAAAAGCATCCCAAGGGTTACATTGTAGACCCTACCATTAAAAATATAATAGAAAATCTCAATACAAGAGAAGAAAGTGAGAGGTAAGATATGCCTTCATTAGTAATTTGCGTTCGACAGCACAAGAACGGTGGCAACCCGAAGAGGGTAGCGTTTACACTGTTGTTGTAGTAGAAGTTCGCAACGGAGAAACACGGAACGGTTATCCTTCCGTTAATTTATGGCTTGAAATAATAGGTTCAAGCCCTGATGTTGGTGAACGTTTTTGGGATGGGACTTATTTCTCAGCCAATAGTAGAGCTAACTCTATGGCGTTCGCTAAATTAGAAGCTGCTAATGCAGATCTTAGTGAAACTTTCTGGGCTAAAGACCCAGACGAAACAGCTATTGAATCTATCTTGATGGGTTCAAAGTTTAAAGTACAAACAACATTTGAAGAGAACCGTGATGGTGATCGTCCTTGGCTGCGTTGTACTTATATTCCTGCTGATGACAATGGAGTAGAGGAATTTTAATTTAGGGGGAAAGCATGACACCGGATGTAGCAACTTCCGTAGCTAAACAGGCCAATGCTAAGACGTTGCGGAAGGAGTTACATCCGGCAGTCGTGCTTAGTCACTTTGGTCATGAACCAGAAATTGTAGGACGTTTAAGGTTGAGCTATAGTTCACCCTTTAGAAATGACTCCAACCCTTCACTGGATATATTTAGGAGTAGGTTATCGCATGAGTGGAGGGTTGGAGATTTCGCTGAAGGTTTTCAAGGATCTTCAATAGATTTAATACTCAGATTCAATCCAAAATGGACGACAGATCAAGCTATAGACTTGGCTAAAGTTTTATACGCTAATCAGCTTGCATCTGGGATAGAGTATGATACTTCTGCTGCTATGAATCAACGTGAATTTAGGTGGCCTAACCCTAATCACGATGAGGTAGCAGCACAGCGCTGGCATTACTATTACTCTCGGACGCATCCTTGCCTTCCGCCTGTAGGGTACCTTCGGTCCGCCTTTCGTATACATATTATGGCTAACGAAATGGTTTGGGTGCCTTACTATGACGTTGATCATAAGATCATTGGTTATAAAACGTTATCTAAGAGTGGTGGTAAGAGGGCTGGTGTAGGTTCCAAGATGGCTTTGTATGGTTCTAACTATGCTTTAGCTAGGCTTAAGGAGTCTCGTGATCCTGTTATTATTTGTGAAGGTGAATCAGATACTTGGGTTATGGATTATCTTTATGGGGATGAGTATGTAGTTGTAGGATTTCCTGGCGCTAATCAAAGTGTTCAAGAATTGTTAGGCATTTATGAGAATAGTGTTTGGAGTGGCAGGTATATCGCTATTGTTTTTGATGGTGATGCTGCTGGTACTTCTGGTAGGGCACAGGTAGCTGAGTGGTTGTATGATCATAATGCTACTGTTACGTTAACTCCTTTGCCTGAAGGTAAAGATGTTGCTGATATGCAGAAGGATGATATTAAAGATCTTTTTGATGAGTGGCAGATGCCTTTTGGTGAACCTCAGAAAGTTGCTCAAGTTGGTACTATCTATCGTCGTTTAACTGCTGATGGTTCTCATGGTACTGAACTTACTAATTGGGCTTTTGATATTAATAGGTTTCTTATTGGGGAAGATTCTGAATCTTGGGCTTTAGAAGGTACTATCCTGCCGACTGGTAGAAAAACTACTATCACTTCTGGTACTTTCAGATCAGTTCAGAAACTTATTGATTGGTCGCAGCGACATACTCGCCAGTTCTTTGGTAACACTACCGATGCTCAAAGGTTAGGTTCATATCTCCTTGGTCAGGCTACAATGAAACCTGTGGGTAGAATGACTACTAGGGTAGGTTTGCACCGTGGAGATTTTGTTTGGTCAAATGGTTCTATCGGTGATCAAGATTGGCAATACATCGGGAGAGAAACTGGGCTTAAATTAGATACCTCACAGGTTAACCTCCCTTCGGGTAAGACATCTTCCAAAACTGCACAGTCACTTCAGAGATTAACCGAGCTGCACATTTCTGATGTCACTATGCCTATACTTTGTTGGCTTGCTGTCGCACCATTACGAACATTGTTTAAAGAGTTTCCTATTTTGCATATCTCTGGGACAAGTGGTTCAGGTAAAACTACTTTAACTTATATCATGATGTATGTTTTTAGTGGCTCTAACATTACTTCTAACCTGACAACTACCACACCATATGCTATCTCTGCCCACTTTATGGCATCTAATGGATTCCCTGTATGGTTTGATGAGTATAGGCCAGGCGCTAGAGACGATACAAGAAAAACTTTAGATCAATTATTACGTGATGCTTACACAGGTCAAGTATCTACAAAAGGTTCTATGAGTTCTAATCGAGCTGAAGTGACACAAATCCTTACTGATACTCCAATCATTATCACAGGAGAAGATACGTTGTCTGAGAAATCACATGTAGATAGATCAATCATTCTCAATCTCCCTATGAAGGGGAAGAACAAAGCAGCAAAAGATTACTTTGATTGGGAAAGCCCAATAGCATTTAATTATCTTTCTTGGTTGCATAAAAAATATTTAACCACAGAAGTGTTGCTTCCTGCAGTTGATTTGCCTGAAGATCTGTCACCTAGGCAGCGACATAACTTTCAAATATTACATTATGGTTACGAATTGTTAACTCATTTTGTTGACGATCTAGATACTAATTGGGAATTGCCTGAGCTTTCGTTGGACCTTGCATTGCGTGATGCAAAGGTAGCTACTGAAGAGAATCCTATTTTAGAATTAATACGCTGGGCATATGAATCAGAAGAACGAGCTGTCTTTACATTAGAAGATGAAGACAAAATAGGCATATCAACTATTGAATTAATGCGTATACAAAATGCCCCTTGGGGCCCTAAGCTTCCGTTGCCTTTTGAGAAACACACAGCTTTTGGTAGATGGCTAGAAGATCATCTTGGCGCTAGTAAAGAACGTGTATTCTATAATGGTAAGCAACGAAGAGTATATGTAGTTGACTATAGCAAGGTGATGGAATGAAACCTCGTTTAGATGATCCTAAGACACGTAGTACTTTGTTAATGGCAATTGCTATTGGTAAAACTAGAGCTGAGGCTTGTGGTGAGGCAGGTATTACGGTAGAAACTTTACGCCGTCATGAAAAACGTGACCCTGAATTTGCTGAACAAATGTTAGATGCCGAAGAAGCTGCCTTTGATCAGGTTGAGAGACGTATGCGTGAGATGGCGGTAGCTGGTGATTCTTCTATGATCAAGGAGTATCGTTCTCTTAAGCGTAGACGTGAAGCTCGTGAAGCTAGAACTGCAAAGCTTGAGGTTGAGACTACACACACTCATGTCCTTGAAGCTACAGATACTATCCGTGAACTTATAGGCACCCTTAAAGAACGCAGGGATCAGAATCAATTAATGGAAGCTGAAATTATAGAAGTTCAGCCTGCTATGAGCGAAGCTGGTGGCGCAGAAGGCATTGAGGATTGAATAGCTTCTGTCTTTAATAGCGTATCTAAGTTAATTGCGTTAGCAGTTCTTGGATCTTCTCTATCTGGTATGCGTTTAGGAAGCGGAAGTCCTAATGCTTTACGTTGTGAGTTTGTTAACCTATCTTTACCGTAAACCATGAAGTACATGATGTCTTCTTGTGTCGGGTTGATTCCCATTATGAACGAAGCGATTGTTACCGTAGCGATATCTTCTCGCAATCTATCGTTTAACTTGTCAAGGTCTTCTTTGCTTGTGAACTTATCTAAGTTCCAGTAGTCAAGTGTTTCTGTGCCAAAAAGCTCTCCTTTAGTTTGTCTTGACATGTCATCTACCCATTCAAGGAAGATCTCATTTGTTGAGTAGCCTCTTTCTACACCGTCTCTCCAGAATCTTTCAGCTTGTGTGATTCGTGGACGCAGATCCATAGCATAGCTCCAGTTAATCCCTAGTTGATCAAACATGTAGCTAAGATGCTGTTCAGATACTCTTAAGTTTTCTTCGGACGTTTCGTCTTTGTCCCAAACATTTTTTCTAAAGCCCTCTATTTCAAATGCTTCTAATTCATCAACACCAAATCCAAAAGCTGGATGAGCTAAAGCGATATTAAGTATATCTTGATCACTTAATTTTTTACGTGGCGCTCCTTCTGGGGTGTCTTTATTAATAATCATTTCAGTCATCTCTAAAGCAGTTTGCACTTCTTCCCATTTTTCTTCATCTGTTTTCGCATTTTTGTATGTTTCTAGTAGATCTATACCGAACCCTTCAGTAACTACCCTTCTAGCTTCTGCAGGAAGGCCACGTTCTAGTGCACGGATAGGATCTGCGGAGTAGAACATGGCTGTTAAGAAAGAATCAGCTTCAGAGTATGCTCCATGTTCTCTAAGTTCCTCCATTGTAGGTACGTCAATGCCATGTTCTTCAGCTTCGTTTAATACTTTGTTCCATTCAGTTCTGAAATTACCGACCATTCTCATTTGTTGATCAGCATCTAAGAAATAAGTTTCTATACCAAAAAATACTCCAAGCGCTCTAAAGTAAGCTCGCTCTCTTGCAGTTAATTCAGATTCTAATTCTGCCTGAAGTTTTTGATGGTCTGCTACGACACTAATATCTATCTCAAATGGTGTATGTTTGTTAGCCCAATCTATTAATCCTAACTTTTCAAACGTGCTTACTGTCTTACCAACTATAGGGATACCTGTGTTAACGAACCGCATTAATTCGTTCTGCCAGCCAGGTTCTAGTATTGCTCCAGTGAATAGACTTCTTCCTGTCTGGTATTCTTGTAAATAATTAACCGCTGATACAGTACCGCCGGAAAGCATCTGTGTCATTTCGTTAACTCGCCCACGCCAGTCATGCTTCCCTGTTGCAGGGTCATATCCGGTGAGGTATTCTGGCATCCCATCTTTTATTATCGGTAACAATGCAGGTATAGTAGCAAGGCGTTCAACGGTTTCAAGAGCAGCAATCGCAGGTGTTTCAAAACGTCCGGTAACAACTCCTCCTGCACCTATTACACGACCTACTTGTTTTGTCCAATCAGGGAGAAATCGTTCTCTCCACTCGTCGGAAGGTCCTAGTAGGGCTTTAACGATTGATTCAGTAGTGCGTTGTAAATTAATTGTATTGCCTGGACTTTCCATTAGCATTCGTGCTTGTAGTT